GTGCGCGAGGTGAAGCGCTACGTTAAGATCCCTACGTAACTTTGAGATAGAGCCTCTTTAGGAAAAGAAACATCTATCCGATCACCTGAAGTAAACTCTCTCCATCCAAGAAAAGGTTCCGTGAGGGTTTCTCGAAAGTAAATCCCACGGATGTCTGGTCCTTTATATCTAGCCCATCGCATAATTATAAGATGAGCATTGATAGCATCTGAACCAAAAGCAAGAACGCGACTAACGATTCTAAGGCGAGGATCGTCAATCTTTACTATACGCTCAGGAAATGCTAACCTCTTCGCAATATCATCAAGATCGCGGTTTACTAGGCCCCGATCCCATGTGTGTCCAAGGAAACTGACTGATTCCCCAAACCTCAGTATCTCCGACTTCTCAGAGTTAAGACGAAGTCCTAAATCCTTAAAAGTCGTAGCCCAAACTGAGATTGGGATGAAGGCATCAAAGCCAAAAATACCATCATCACCTAATACTAGGACTTTATCTGGTAAAATTGGTTTCCCAACTAGTTTAATTGCCGCGTACTGAAGAGCGAAGAAGTTCAGCACTGAATCAATCAACTGTGTGAAGAAAGAACCCGAAGGCACTCCTTGATGCACCACATACAAATTTGCATCAGGCATGATAATTGGAGTATGAATAAAGTAATGCACCATACGGTCCCATTCTAAATCATCAACGCTTACAAAATGACTTTTTAACACCATAAAAGCCATTGAAAGCAAACGAGGGTGAAGAGTCGCATCATACCCTGAAAAATCAAAGCAGTAACGAACTCCACTATTTCCAATTGGAACTAACCTTGCAGCTAGTTCATGTCGATGTAAACCAAAAGCCATCGGTGTCCTTCTATCTAAGAAATACTCGATAAGAGGCCGAGCATACTTCGCTTCAAGCAATGTCATATGCAACGGGTAGCCCCAGACTAATCGCGTCTTCGGACCACTATCCCCATGTTGTATCCGGTGGTATGCAACACATGGCTGCGCTGCCACTTCTCCTTTTGCAAACTTAATCATGCGCATGTAATCTACATCAAACGCGTCCGCTTTAGAAGTAAATAGAGGTGCACCAGAAGATTTCTCTCCTTTAATGGCCTTTCTCAATTCCCCCTTGTCTGAAATGGGCAATAAAGTCTTCGAACCCCCAAAATTTGCCATTGTGATGGCTAACGCTTGTTTATACGTTTTGTCGTCGACATGAAGACCTGAATGGCCATCATACTTCTTAAGTGCGTCGAACAACTTCGTTGGGTCGTAGACTGACTTATTATCTCGATCAATGATGAGATCAAAGCCTTGCTCTTCAAGAGCCCTTCTGACGTGATGTTCCACAATCACACCTCCTGGACTGGACAATGAACGGAGAATAGCCTCGGCTCTCTTACCATGATACTGACCACGGTGTGAGATGCTTTCAAATCGAAAGGATTTGTTTATAGTATTCATATACTATTATCCTCACTAGTTAATGAACGTCATT